ATTGTTTCTTGACAACCTGTTCGAGAACGGGGGTAATCTCCGTCAAGCGGCAGAAGATGCGGGGTACAACCCCAAATCCACCACATATCTCCGTAATGCCCTTGCGGATGAGATCATTGAGCGTAGCAAGTCCCTCATGGCTGGACACGCTGTAAAGGCCGTAAATCGCCTTGTAGCGACCATTGATGATGATGGCAGCGAACCACGCGCCGAGATACGCTTAAAGGCTGCAGAAGCCCTCCTGAACCGTATTGGCTTGGGTAAACAGGAAACAATTAACCACAACGTACAGGCCGTACACGGCGTCGTACTGTTACCGCCCAAAGGGGAGATTAATATCGATGGCTGATGCTCGAGATATTGCACGGGATACTGTCAGGTACTTGAACCCGCGATATGCAGATGGCTCTGCTGAGGTTAATCTAGTACAGGGACGCGATGCCGTTGTCTCCGCAAGTGTACCGTTTTTTGATCGTAAGAACCCGAGTGTAAAACTAGATGCAAAGGTATCAAAGAACGTACGACTTAAAGGTAGCGCTGACAGTCGCGGTAACTACAACGTAGGCGTGACCTACCGCAAAGAGTTTTAATTATGGATAATAACCAAAAAAGATACCAATCCCCACGTGATGCGGACGAGTCTGTAGAGAAAAGCCGTGAACGATTGATGGACGAAATGATGATGGACTATCTCCATAAGAATTTCTTAGGCCCTCAACCTACTCCTCGCATGAATGAGAATGACATGATGGCAGGTAAAAATACCCGCCGAGATAAACCACAAAAGAGAGCCTAACCCATGCCCCTACCTTTACCTCTTATAGGAGCTTTAGCTACTGCAGCAGGCGCAGCCACGCTAGGTATAGCTGCGGTTGAACTTAACGAGTATAAGAAACTTAGTGATTACATGAAAACAGACGAGTACAAGAAACGGTACGCCTCTCCAAGATCTGCTTCTGCGTCCGCTGAAAAACCAAAAGAGTAAAAGAAAGAATTAACGATGAAAAAAGCATACTACAATGGCCCCCTACGCCGCCAAGAAGGTACTCCTGCTGGTCAAGGTGGAGAGCGTCGCTACAACGAGAATACCGTAGACCAGTACGAAAATGCAGTGGATAGGTTTGTTAACGGGCAGTTTGAAACTAAAGAACAGAAAGATGCCGCTCGAACGGAGATGATGCTTCTTGAAAGACAACTTCCTGATCCCGTTGCAAAAGAGGCGTACAGACGGGTCTTAAAGGATAGACGCGGTACTGGCGACCTATCCTACAACAACGATAAAAACGGTGTTTAGTGGCTACCAAGTCTAAAACCGTACCCGCTAACCTGATCTTCAAGAACAAGATCCGCCGTAAGGGTCGGCACTCCAAAAGCCCCAACAAGCAGTACAAACCCAAGTCTCATTTCGCGTGATATGTCCGATGAAGAATCAAACAACGGTGAGGAAGCTCCAAAACGCAAACGTGGTCGTCCCCCGAAAGACCCAAATGCGCCTAAGAGCCCCTATCGCCTATCAAGCACTGAGCGAGCACGCCGCGAAACTCAGCGACGAATCCGAAATAATGCTAAGAAAGCTAAAAAACTTGAAGGACAGGCTAAACGCTATCGTCAGGTAGTCCGAGAACAAAAAAAAGCAGCGGGACTTGTAGAAAATGCTCTCAACAATCAAAAAAGCACGGTTATTGATCAAGGAAAAATTGACAACCTACCTAAGTCAGTCCGAGATCTCGTTGAAGATTCTGAAGTGGTATTTCGGCCTAATGACGGCCCTCAATACGATTTTCTCTCGGCTCCGGAACAAGACGTACTTTATGGGGGTGCCGCAGGAGGGGGTAAATCTTTTGCCCTACTTGCTGATCCTCTTAGGTATTGTCATAATCCTAACTTCCGCGGACTACTACTGCGCCGCACCCTAGATGAACTAACCGAACTTATCGACAAGTCTCGTCAGCTTTACACCAAAGCATTTCCGGGCGCTACCTTTAAGGAATCCAAGTCCACGTGGCACTTCCCCTCTGGGGCTACTCTCTGGTTCACCTATCTCGAAAAAGACCGCGACGTAACCCGCTTTCAGGGTCAAGCGTTTGCGTGGATAGGTATCGATGAGATTACCCAGTACCCTACCCCTTACGTATGGGACTACCTGCGTTCTCGCCTTCGTACGACCGATAATGAGCTAATGGGTAGCTTGTCGATGCGCTGTACGGCTAACCCCGGGGGCGTAGGCGGCTGGTGGGTCAAGAAGATGTACATCGATGCGGCACCTCACAACACGACCTTTGGTGCGTCGGACATCGAAACAGGTAAAACATTTGTATGGCCTCAAGGCCACCCTAAAGAGGGTCAACCTCTATTTTATCGACGGTTTATCCCCGCACGTCTGACTGACAACCCCTATCTTATGGCAGACGGACAGTACGAGGCGATGCTACGCTCCCTCCCAGAGGTCGAGCGAAAGCGACTCCTCGAAGGGGACTGGGACGTTGCAGAAGGTGCAGCGTTCCCAGAGTTCTCACGGGTACGGCACGTGGTAGATCCTATCGAGCTACCTACCAACTGGCCCCGCATCCGAGCAGCCGACTACGGCTACAGCTCTCCTTCGTGTGTCCTTTGGGGCGCTATTGACTGGGACAATAATATCTGGGTGTACCGTGAGTTGTATGGTAAGGGAATGACAGGAGAGGAGCTTGCCCAAAAGATTATGGAGGCAGAGGCAGATGACCCCGCCCCACATTACACTGTACTTGACTCTTCGTGCTGGAATAAAACGGGTCTTGGCCCCTCTATCGCGGAAACAATGATACGGTGTGGCGTACGATGGACACCATCAGATCGCAATCGAGTAGCAGGCAAGATGGAGATACACCGCAGGTTGGCGGATGATCCACACTCCGAGCAGCCGCGCATGAAGATATTCAGTACCTGCCAGAACATTGTCAAACAGCTTGCAGGTATTCCGCTGTCAAAAACAAACAGCGAAGACGTAGACACCAAAGCAGAAGATCACGCATACGATGCGCTCCGCTACATGGTGATGACCCGCACATCGGGCTACGCATCAATACACAGTCAATTAAGAGGAATTAAGGATAGGGCGTATCAACCGATGGACGCCACATTCGGATACTAGGACATGGCAGAACTAGCAGACAAACTACGCAACAAGACGCTTACGGTAGGAGAGGCACTAGACCTCGCCACCAAAGATGCTCCCCGATCGCGTATCAATAATATCAAATCTTTTGGCAATAAGCTAAAAAGGCTTGGTATCGAGGACTCTGCTCCGTTCTCATCTATCGGTGAAGCAGCCAACTTGGAGCTTTTAGCTCAAGAAAAAGGTGAACCATTCAAGGCACTGACAACTGTACAAAACGCGGTTAACAAAGCTGCTGCTGCTCAGGATATCGAAAATCCGTTCCCCGACTATTCTGCGAAGGCACAATCTGCAGGATTGGTTGAGGGCAAACAAAAAAGAGGATCATTAGCATTTAAAGGTGTTCCCGAATCAAAGTTCAGTATGCCAGCCATTCTGGAGGCAATCAAAAATATTGAGGACCCGGACACTCGCGCTGCAGTTGCTTTTAATGCCCTCATACCTCTTCGCGTAGGAGGAGAAAACGGCCTTACCTCATTAACATTTGATGATATTGACCTTGATAACGGAGTCATTCGTGCAGCAGGTTCAGGTAAAAAATACAGACCTGAAATTGTTTTGCCTCCCGTTGCTCGTGCCATCCTTGAAGATCAAGCTGCACAGGCTAAAGCGCAGGGACGCTCCCGTATATTCAATACGACGCGAGAGAAAATGACGAAAGCCGTAAACGCCCCCGGGGGTATGAGGGATGCGTTTGCTGAATTTGAACGTCGCATGGGTAGAAAACTTGCTGGTATCAAAGACCTCCGTAAGATTATCCCATCAATTCTCGCGTATGAACTAGGGTACAAAAACCTAGTAAGTAAAATTCTAGGTCATGAAAGCCCATCTGCCATTATGGGTGAAATGGCAAAGATGACATCCGACTATTACACCTCTCCCGTTTTTAAGATTGACGAGGTTGAACCAGAAACAGTTGCTCTACGTGCTGTTGAAAATATTTTTGCTTCCACAGCTAATATGGAGGACTTGCGAGAGCTTCCCTTAGAGATGAATGTCTCTGCAACTAAAGTAACTGAAAGCAATCAAAAATTTCCTGTCGTACCACAGGGGCAAGATTTACTAGAAGGCTCTACACCGATTGCCTCAACCCCTGAAGATGAAGAGATTCTTCAGGCTAGGCGAGAAAAACAGAAACAAGAAATCGCGGCACAAAGAGCAGAAGCTGAAGCGAGAGAAGAAGCTGCTCTACGCCGCGCTCAAGAAGAACGCTTGAAGCAAGCAGACCTGACACCAGAACAAGAAGAGAAACTGGCACGTCAACGCTTGGCTAGACAAGAAGCTACCCAGAAAGTTAAAGCAGAAGCCGAAGCAGAAGAGCGTAAAGCAGCACAAAATGCGGTTAACGCGAAAGTACAACCTAATCCCAATGCTATGGAATCTGCTCGCGCTCGTAAAGCTCTTATGGATCAAATTAAAAACGTCGGAGGTAAAGCTCTTAAAGGTTTAGGCATCTACGCTACAGGGGAAGCCCTGTACCGTTCTCAAGCTGCAGCACGGGAAGGTAGGATAGGTGAAGCCGTCGGATTCGGTTTGGAAGCATTGGGTGCTCCTGTACCTTTAGGTGAAATGGTAGCATATCACTCGCAACTTCCAGAAAGACAAGAGCAATACAACCAATACGGGACCTTCCCTGTATTTGATATTGAAGCATTATTCGGTCGTGGTAAACAAGAGGAGTCACCACAACCGAGTACCAAAGATCAAATGGATTCTTTGGGAAAACCGAGTACCAAAGATCAAATGGATTCTTTGGGAATATCCCCAGACTCTTCATACCCATAACGCATTTAGGAGTAGACAAAATGCCAATGAATAACTATAATTATGGTGCAGGCTACATCTTGGGCCAAGACAAGCAATCAGTTGACGCCAAAACAGGTGAAAACCAATTGTATCGTCAAAAGCTCGAGTTCGATACCCGTGCCAAAACGGGCGTACTTACCGAAGACATGCCTAAAAAACAAACTAAGCCTACAGATACTGGCATGCTCAAAATGGCTGATGATTACAGCCTGTACAACACGAGCGGCAAGTAATACCTAATCCCAAAGGGGACTCTTAATGGCATCTGATGGAATGTACAGCTCGGCTGATGATGATCAGCCCAGCGAGATCAAAAACGTCGAAGAAAAAGCCCCCGGACTTGCTGGATTGATTCAAGAACGGTTCCGTGCAGCGGAAGTCGGACGGTACAATCATGAGCAGCGTTGGCTACAAGCCTATAAAAACTTCCGGGGTAACTTCAACGACGGCAGTACCCAGTACCGCGATTCTGAGCGGTCAAAGGTCTTTCTCAAGATCACTAAGACGAAAGTCTTGGCGGCGTATGGTCAGATCGTGGACATTCTGTTTGCTAACAAGCGTTTCCCCTTGTCGGTTGAATCAACCCCAGTG